ATCGTGGTTATGTGGATTATCCATATAAGCCTGAAGGCTCAAATGCAGAAGAAGAATATGCTGGATGGTATCCAATACCTGTTAATTTAGATTATCAAGTAACTACTTACGCACGTCAACCTAGACACGACAGGCAGATCATAAATGCCTTGTTTGCTCCGGGAAGACTACCACTTAGGTTCGGCCTCATGCAAATCCCTGAAGATGGCACTGTACGCAGGGTAGATATGCTGGGGTTCGTAAAAAGAGATACTACAGAACAAGATAAAAGACTGTTCAGTAATATCTATAACGTTCAGGTTAGCTCGGAATTCCTCCCTGTTGAGCTGAACCAGCTGTACGAAGTGCTAACGCCACCAAATATCACACTAAACTCGCAATTCACAGATTTCACACCACTCGAGCTATAAATTCGGAACCCCTAGTCAAAACCTAACTATTAAGGAGTAAAATCGAATGGCTACATTCAGTAGACCAGGCGTCTTTATTCAAGAAGTCGAACTTCCACAAGAAGTTGCCCTCGCAGATGTGGGCACGGCTGCTGGAGCGCTTGTAGGTACCCTTGCAAAGGGTCCTTCAGCTAATCCAACATTGCTAACCTCTTGGACACAGTTTGTAAAGACTTTTGGATCTTTAGAAGACGCATACCCAACCACATGGGCAGCCTACAACTTTTTTGCCAACGGTGGTCGTCAGCTATACGTACGGCGCATTGTAGGTAGCGGTGCAGTTCAAGCTTCAATTATCTTGACTGACCGCTCAAACGCCGCATTAAACACGCTTCTAGTAAAAGCATCTAGCCCAGGAGCCTGGGGTAACGATCTTTCTGTAGAAGTCGTTGCAGCGGGAGTTGCAAATCGCTTCACCTTGTTGGTTTACGGCGCCCCTGCAACAGGAGCTGCTGCAAACTCTAACCTCTTAGAGCAATTTACAGACCTAAGCATGGACGTAACCGATCCTCGCTACGTAGTGTCTGTAGTTAACTCTTCCTCAGCTTATGTAACTGTTACTGATCAGAACTCTGCTTCTGTTTCTCCAGATGATCTACCAGAAATTGATGGTTTGAAGGATCTTGGAGGCGGCGCTAATGGGTCTGCTCCATCTAGAACAGACTACTCAAATGCGTTGACTACCTTTGATTCTATTCAGAATCCATTGATTTTCAACATTCCAGCGGCTGCATATATTTACACCCCAACTGGAACTACACAAGAACGAACACTTGCGGTAAACATTCAAGGAGACTTGATTAATTACTGTGAGCTTCGTGGAGATGCGTTTGCTGTAATTGATACCCCTATTGGACAGACAGTTACTGAAGCTAAAACCTTCGTTACTGATGTCAAAGCAGCAGCTCCAGATTCAGACGGAGGCTGCGCTGCAGCTTACTTCCCATGGATCCTAATTCCAGATACACTTCGTGCTTCTGGCGGAGCTACAAGATCTCAAGCTCCAGGTGCTGCAATGATCGGTCAGTTCCTAGCTACTGATGCTTCACGTGGTGTTTTCAAGACCCCAGCTGGTCTTACAAACCGTGTTGCTCTAGCTGTTGCAGCTGAACGTCAATTTACTAATGCTGAACTAGACACTTTGAACACTGGCACTGTACCTATTAACGCTATTCGCCAGGTTCCAGGAAATGGAATTGTTGTTATGGGTGGTCGCACTCTAAACAACACTCCAGGTGATCGCTACATCAACGTACGTCGTTCACTTACTTACATCAAGAAAGAATTGACTGATAGAAGCGCATTCGCTATATTTGAGAACAACGACGAACGTCTTTGGTCTCAGCTACGCGTTGCCCTTGGCTCGTTCCTACGTGGCTATTGGCAGCAAGGCGGATTGCGTGGATCCAGTCCAGACAAGGCTTACTACGTAAAAGTAGATACAAGCACGACAACTCAAGCAGATATTCAAAATGGCCGTGTCAACATTGAAGTTGGCGTTGCTCTTGAATACCCAGCTGAATTTATCGTGATCAAGCTTGGTCAGATAACCGGAACAGCTACGGCTTAAGGAGATAAATAAACATGCCCGTAAATAACACCCTAAGTACCCTCCTTACGGATCCGGTACGTAATTTTAAGTTTGTGGTTGAGTTTCTTCCACAGACCAATGATTCTAAGTGGGGTTCTTCCTTTGGAAAGATGGGTTTCGTCTCTCTTTCTGGACTAAGCGTCTCTACTGAATCTATTGCATACCGCGAAGGCGGATACAACACTAATTTCCACCAAATTCCAGGACAAAGCTCCTTTACCCCAATCACCCTATCAAAGGGCGTAATGTTGGGTAACGATGCTCATGCTCGCTGGATGCGCCGTCTGTTCTCTGTACTAACTCCTAATGCTACAAGTGGTATCGGAGCAGACTTCCGTTGCGATCTAGACATTGCAGTTCTTAGCCATCCAAACCCAGCAGCATATGCTGGAAGCGGATCAACTGCTGCGGCAGACACAGCATACGATCAACACGTATCTGTACGCTTCCGCGTCAACAATGCATGGATCACATCGCTTTCATACAGCAACCTAGATGCTGGTTCCAGCACTTTGTTGGTTGAAGAAATTACTCTAGTACACGAAGGCTTCGATGTAACCTTTGCTAAGAACTACACTCAAGCAGGTTCAGCACAGAAGCTTTCTGACACAACTTCAATCTCAGCTCTATAAACTAAAGAAAAGGTACACTAAATGTCTACAGAAACTATCAGAGCAACAGACAACCCTGCCCTAGCTAATAAGCTAGCGGCCGAAGCGATTTCTGATCGGGAGGTAGCGGCTCCAGCCCCAAAGGTTGAGATCCCGCTACCACCCGACTCAGTAGTTGAATTGCCAGGTGGTTTGTTTGACCCATTTGATGGGGTAACTACTACCGCAGAGATTCGTGAATTAACTGGAGCTGATGAAGAGGTTATTGCTCGCATCGGGGATCCAGGAAAAGCTCTTCTTACTATTTTAGAAAGAGCAACTGTAAAAGTTGGAGATAAGAAAGCGGATAAAGAAACATTAGACGCTCTTCTTGCTGGAGATAGAGAAGCAATTCTTTTAGCTATCCGCATAGCGACTTTTGGTTCAGAAGTAAAAGTTGGACCAGTATGTCCAAAGTGTGGAGAAGATCAAACTTTTGAAATAGATCTTAAAAAAGATGTGGAGATGAAGACCCTAGATGATGGGGACAGAACCTTCACACTAACCTGTAAAGCAGGAAAGGTAGTGGTAAACCTTCCTACTGGAGGAGCTCAAAAAGCTCTTGTAAATGCCACAAATAAGAACGCAGCTGAACTGGACACCATTCTTCTCAAGAGCTGCGTAGAGTCAATCGATGGCAATCCTGTTGTTAACATACAGCAGATTAAAGATCTAGGCCTTAAAGATCGCCGCGACTTGATTAAGGCTATAACAGACCGCAACCCCGGACCACAACTTAGCGAAATAAAAAAGACGTGCAAGGCTTGCGATTCGGAGGTATCGCTGCCACTTACCCTGGCAGACTTGTTTCGAGAGTGAGACAAGGTACGACTTGGTAATAGAAGCGTATAGCTTGCTTACGCAACATTATCCAGGTTGGACATTAAGCGATATTAAATCCCTATCGTTCAGAGAAAGAATGCTTTGGTTAGACAAAGCTATAAGTAGACCTAAGGCGGTGAATTAATGGCAGTCCCACCCGGCGGACAAAATTTGGTCGGAGCTACCGACGACTTTTCTGAATTTCCTGGAATTTTAGAAAAAGTTTTTGGTAAGTCTGATACAGGCATGAAAAAGCTTGTAGACCATTCAGCAAAGATTGAAAAAAATCTTAAAGCTGCCCGTGAACATCTATTAAAGATGACTACCGGTGGATCCGGCGTTGGTGGACAGTCCCTTGGCCTAGGAGGATTTACTCGTAGGCAATACCAAGCTATAGGTTTGGGTACAGTAGCTGCTGGCGGTGCAGCCCTTGCATACAGCATGGCTCCAAATACCATGGCTGCGGTTACGCAGAGAATGTATGCTGATTCTCTTGCGGGACTCAGCGGAATGGGCGCACAAGGACTCATATCTACTGCTAATCAACGTGTTGGTGGCGGAGCAACAAGTGCGATGGGCCCAACAGCCGCAGCGGCTACTCTGGGCTATCAAGGCGGTTACTTAGCCAACACTTTAAGCTCACGAAGAATCATGGGCCAAATTGGCGGTATGTCCGCTATAACCGGAGCTTCTAACGAACAAGTAGCTGGGGCTTTTGCAGGAATAAATGCAATGAGCTTCCTACGTGCCGGAATACGTGCACGTGATCGTCAGGGAAACTTAGTTAGACCCGATCAATTAATTAATCAAGCTTACAGATTCTTGTATGGAAATAGATCCATAACTAAAGAACAAGCAATGATGGTCCTAAATCCAGGATCAAAAGGCTACGCAACATTAAGCCAACTTGCGGGAGGAAACGCCGATCTGTTGCAGCAATTGCAAATGGGAGTTATTGCAAGAGCAAGCAAAGGAAGCACATTAAATAAAAAAGATTTATCTGATCCAAATAGAGCACTAGATCTTATGGGTGTCGGTAAAGAATCCCCAATTAGATCTATGTTTAGATACAACACTTCTGAGGCTAAAAAACTTGAAGCTACAGAGGGCGGATTAGTTGGCGGATATAACGTAGCTCTTAGATCTACCTCTTCAGTAAACGATGCCTTCAGTACTATGGCGGATCTTTTAGGCCCAGTAAATCAAGGCCTCATGACCCTAAAAGGAATTTTACAAACCCTACCTGGGGCAGGAAATACCGGAGCCACTTTGTCTGGTTTGGGTGGAATGGCAATGGGTGCAGGAGCAAGCGCATTACAGCTTGCACTAACTGCAAGAATGCTTGGAGTTGGCGGCAAAGCAGGTTTCTTAGGTACTGGAGCAATGGCTGCGGGAGGAACCGCAGCAACTGTTGGAGCTGGAACAGCAGCGGCTACCGGAGCAGCAGCAACAGCTACCGGAGCAGCAGCTGTTTCAAAGAGAGCGGCTCTTCTTAAACTTCTTAAGTCTTCAAAAGGAAAATTAAGTATTGGTGCAATCGCTGCAGCGTTAGGCACACAAGCATTAGATGGTTTGTTTGGAGAAAAGGTAAGTCCAGGAGTAAGAAAAGCCGGACTAAACCTAGCGAATATTGGCGGCATGGCAGCAACAGGTGCAGCCATAGGAAGCTTTATCCCTGGTCTTGGAACTGGTATTGGTGCCCTTATAGGAACTGGTATTGGGTTAGGTCAAACCTTATTAGGTGGAATGGGTGGAGATTCTGATTGCGGACACGGCCATATGGGATGCTCTCATGGAATGGGTGGACCAAATGACAGCTCTCCAAAAGAAGCACCAGTATTTCAACCGCCTGTACAACCTGGAACAAGGATAAGCTCTGATTACGGTCCCCGTCCAGGTGCAGCTAAAAGAAATCCAGGCATAAGTTCTTACCACAGAGGTATTGACTACGCACTTCCTGTTGGAAGCCCTGTGTTAGCTGCTTCTGATGGTA